AGTACTATTATACCTACGCTTAGGAACAAGTGTCCCGAGCGTATAGCCCTCGCAGACGAGATCAAATGTTGCCGTGAGGAAATCGGTTTCCACACTATCCACTTGCAAGATGGCGCCTGCACCAAAGGGCGTCTCATTGGGCTGTTGGACGTCAATCTGCCACAGCGTCACCTGCCAGTTCGGATCGACACCCCAATAGTTTTCGAGGAGTGATTGGATGGCCTGATCCACGTTGGCGGCGGTGACACGGATATGCACCAGGGCGTCCGACGTTGGCTCCTCCAGGATGTCCACGTCAGTCGGAAAGGCAAAAAAAACGAAGCCGTGAAAAGTGACATCCTGGTCGTAATTAACTATTCGATAAGGCGCAGGTGCTCCAGGTATGTCTACTTGCATTGCGACCGTGATGACATGATCACTCGCAACGCGCGCATATTCCCGAGCAAGATTGGCACTGTAGATCCGGGGCATGGCTAGAGTAACTCCTCAATGGTGACGGTGAAATTGTAGGCCGGGGGCGTCTGGCCGCTGAGAGGGGTCAGTGTCTCTGGCCCGCGCAAGGTGACCGGGGACGCCCACGTATCATCACTAAAGACGCCGACGGCATTGGGGACGTAGACACGGACTGACCCCACGCCGGCACCACCGGAGGTGCTGCCGTTTAGGCTAATTTGTACGCTATTGACACGTGTCAGCGTATAGAAACCGTTCTTGGCATTCCCGCCGGGTGAGGAAAATACACCACACATCTGCCCCGTGATGAGCCCATGCGCACCATTGAAGCTGAGTGTAATAGGTGTAGTAGCAAGAAAAGTAACATTATCCAAACTAGTACTGTGATACCAGTCAAAGGGAAGTGTGCCAAAGCGTTGTGATGCTAAGAAATCGCGGATCAAATGCATTTCGTTCGTCGTTTTGCCAAAATATGAAAGTACCCACCTACGCCTTGGCCGACTATGTTTAACACGCCGTATAGAGACGCCCGAGTCAGAATCGAACCGGAAGACGGGATCAATATAGTCGGGAACTGAAATCTCACTCGGGAGCGGCGTTTGCGGATAGGAGGGCATATTTCACGCTGCTTTTCTGTTATAATATATAGGCGCGCGGCTCGGGTCTGCAGCCCGCCAAGCCAGCAACTCCACACTGGTCAGCCGCCGCACCCTTCTTCCTGTGGAGCCGCTCTCAATGTGTGGAGGTTGAGCATGCATATTGAATGTATTTGCCAGAACCCCGACTGCAGAAGAGTCTTTTTTCGTAACCCATCGAGAATTAAAGATCCATTGAGAGTTTTTTGTAAGCGAACCTGCATTCGCCATGCCCCTTCTCTGTCTGAGAGATTTTGGAAAAACGTTGCCGTGTGCGAGCATGGTACTGAATGTCCCTATTGTTGCTGGGAATGGCTTGCAGGCCGCAGGCCAGAAGGCTATGGTCTTTTCAATGTATGTATAAATGGGAAATGGAAATCTGATCGTGCGCATCGCATTGCTTGGCAGTTGTGGAATAAGCGTCTTATTCCCAAAGGACTGTTCGGTTGTCACTACTGCTCGCACCCGCCTTGCTGTAATCCCTTCCACATTCGCCCAGGCACTGCGAAAGATAATTCGCAAGATGCAGTTAAGCGTGGGAGTCTCATTGGTCGTTATCATGGCGTTCAGGCTCGCGGAGAACAGTTGCCGCAATCTAAGCTTAAAGATAGTGATATTCCACTCATACGTAAGATGTATGTTGATGGATGGAAGATCAAACCGATTGCTGAGCATTTTGGGGTAGATAAAGTTGCCATCTATAATGTTGTTCATGGAAAAACATGGACACATATTCCCTCAACTATTTCTAATATAGACATTCTTATGCAAACGCATGCAAACAAAATGCGTGGCATAACACACCACAACGCGAAGCTAACAGAATCACAAGTCACATCGATGCGTCTGCTGTATGACCAGGGAGCGCGTCTCTGTGATCTCGGAAGGCAATTTTCCATAACACCAGAGCATGCAGGCCTTGTTGTTCGTCGTCGTATCTGGAAGCACGTTCCCTAATACCCTCTAGCGCTGTGTCATTCTGAGCACGCGTGAGATCTTTGAGGCCTCTCCGCGCCCTAGGTCGTTCAGTACCTCGTTCAGAATGACTTGCTTCCCGAGCGCACGCTGATCAGCGGCGCTTTGTTCTGCGGCGGCCTGGCTGGGAAAGTTCATAATGACGATCCCTTGTCCCCCAGCGGCCTGCCCGCCTGCTGTCGGAGCGGCACGCATCGCGGCAGAAAAGAGCCCTTGAATTTCTGGTTTATTAAGAATTATTTCTGGAACGGTTGAGCTATTTTCACCCACGAGGCCAATCGTTGGACGATTGACCACGCCGCCTGCGGCAAATGCCACCGGTGGAGGGTTGAAAGGTGCCCCTCCCCCGATGGGAGCCTGATAGATGCCGCCTCCAGGGGTCGTCACGCCCTGTGTTATGCCGCCCGTGACCGCACTGGTCAGCAGGCCTACTCCTAAGCGTATGAGACTCTTCCACGCCTCCTGCGACGTAATCTGAATGATCGACTGCAAGATACTCCGCGCCATCTCGCGAAAGGCCTGCCCCACGGTCTTCGTGTGATCGGCGATACTGAGGAGCGCGTTGGTCCAGGACTGCCCGACCGACTGGCCGAAGTCTTCAAACAGCTTCACCGCGTAATTGAGTCGCTCTTGCGCCCGGATCTGGTCGAGGAGCGCCTGGGCCTGGAGGCGTCCGCCGCCCGTCTGAATGGCTTCGTCGCTCTTTTGTTGCAGGCGCACACTCTCGCGTGTTTGGCCAAAAAAGCCTTCGGTGCGCGGCGTTTGGAGTTGGTCGAGTCGGTCCTGGAGCCGCTGGAGTTCGGCGACTTCGGGGCGGCGCATCCGTTCCAGGCGTGCGTCCACTTCTTTCTGATCCAATTGCGGGAGCACATCTTTGATGTTCGCCTGCGCGAGATCAATGGCGGCCTGGCCTTCGGGGGTCGCGGTCTTTCGCAATTCGCCGAGCCGCGCATGGAGGGCGAGGAGCTTGGCCCCCATCTCATCAAAGGTCCGCGTGATCCGCTCCAAGTCGGCATCGAGCGGCTTGAGCCCGGCGGCACTCACCTGCAACCCAAACTGGGTGACTTCCTGCGTGATCGTGGCAATCGCGGCCTGCTGCTGCGCGACGACCTTGTCATAGGCTTTCTGACTCTCGGCCTCGACGGCGGCAGGGAGTGCGGCCAGTGCGGCATCAAAGCCGTGCGCGAGGGTCGCGCCCGCGTCCCCTAAGCCTGGCGTGGTGCGGATGGTCTGGAGCGCCTTCTGCCAGGACGCGGCCATCGCGGCGCCTTGCTTCTCGACGGCGTCTCTGGCTTGCTGGGCGGCGTCCTCGACGGGCTTGCTGAGAAACGCCTGCGCGGCAATGAGTTGCGCTTCCAACTCGGGCAGCTTGAGCTTGGCCTGGGCGGCTTCGACCTGCGTGCCGAGGGTATTGGCCTCCCCGGTTAAGGCTTGCAGGCGGGCCGTATAGCCGGCAATTTGCTGCGGAAACGTCTGGCCCGCGAGGGTGGGTTGCGCCTTCAGCCGCTCTGCAGCGAGGGCGGCCTGCGCCTCACGGGTATAGCGGGCGGCGGCGTCCTGCCCCTGGCTCAGCGTGAGGAGATCCGCCTTGCGCTGGACGATGAGATTCTCCAGGTCCTCCACCTGGGCTTTGACGAGATCCCGGCGCTTTTCTTCTTGTCCCAGCGTGACCTGGAAGATCGCCGCTTCACGAATCCCCGCTTCCGCTCGCGCACGTAGGACCGGGTCGAGTTTTGCGGCTTCTTCGGGAAACCGCGTGAGATACTGCCCAATACTCGCAAACTTGGTGATGAGGTCGTCCGCCTGGCTCTTGACGCCCTTGCCCAAAATATCATTGAAGTTGGCGCCGCTCTTCGCCATATTGTCAATCTGCGCACGCAACTCGGGAAATTGCTTGAGCGTCTCCTCAATCGTCTTTTTCCAGGTATCCGTTACGTCCTTCGCCACCTGGACCTGGCCCGCGGCAGGACCCTGGGTCATCGTGGGACTCAGGATCGAGGTGGACGGCACAAAGGGATTCGCGCCGACCGGCCCGGTCAGTCCCATGATCCCGGCCGCATAGGCTTTACTACTGGGCGGGAGATCGAGTTGCGCAAAGCCCGTCGCCCCGCCACTCTTTTTCGCGGCATCGAGAATGTCTTGGACCCTGGTCGGTCCGGCATTGTAGGCCGCCAGTGCCAGGGCCGTCTGCTCAGTCGAGTCGCGAAAGCGATTGAGTTGCTCGGCGAGATACTTCGCGCTCAGGCGAATATTGCGCTCGGGTTCTTTGAGATTCTCCGCCGTGACGCCCATTTCCAGGTCCTGGGCGGTGCCGAGCTTGAGTTGGCCCAGGCCAATCTCCCCGGCCTTCCCAATCAGCGTCGGGTCAAAGCCCGACTCGCGCTTAATGAGCCGGGAGAGGAGCCCCGGATCGATGCCCTGCCGCTGGGCCTCTTGCTGGATGAGCCCGGTATAGGGACTGGGCTCGATCGGCAGCTTGCTCGGCACGGGCTGCTGGCCTGGCCCCTGAATATTGAGCATCTCCCGCAAGCCTGCGGAGATTTTGGTAATGATCTCCAGGAACGGCACGAGCTTGGCGGCAATCGCCTCCCCCAGCGCGGTCATCCAGGCTGTCGTCTCATTGCGCAGGCGGGCAAAGGTGGCACTGATGCCCGTTATCGGGCCGGTACTCTGCGTGCCCAGACGCCCCATTTCTGCGCCAAAGGCGACGACCGCGACCGTGGCGGGAATGACCCCGGCCTGCACCATCTGCCGCAGCACCTCGGTCGTCACGCCGAGCCCGCGCGCCATAATCTGCAGCCCGCCCGGCACGGCATTGCCGAGTTGCCGCTGGTATTCTTCGGCACTGAGCTTGCCCTTGGTGAGCATTTGTTCGAGGGCGATGATGGCCGACTGGCTTTGCTGGGAGGAGGAGCCGAGCGCCCGCGCCCCGGCGGCCACGCCTTCATAGACGCGCCGGATGTCGTCGCCCGAGAGGATGCCCCCCTTGGCGGCTTGATCCAGGCGCTTAAAGCCTTCGGCGGCGGTGGTGAAATCGACGCCGAGCCGCTGGGCCGTGGTAAAGAGAAAGCCAAGCGTGCGATTGGCGGCACTGCCACTCCCCTCAATAGCCGTAAAACTGCGGTGCAGGTCCTGCATCTTTGCGGCCAGACTGACGCTTTCCGTGACGAGGCTTTTCATCTGACTGACGAGCGCCGTGACGCTGGTGGCAATCCCCACCCCCGCGGCTATGCCGAGGATGCTTTGCCAGGAGGTGCCGAGGGCCGCGACCGCGGGGGCCGCTGTGGTGGCCGCCTGTTGGACCTGGCCGAGCTGGGTCGCCATCTGCCCGAGGAGCCCGGTCTGGGAGATGGCCTGCTGATTGAGGAGCGTCATCTGCTGCGTGAGGCGCATCGTGGCCGCGGCACTGGCCTGAGTCGCCGTGTCGACGCGCCCGAGCCCTGCCGCCATCTGGCCGAGATACCCCGTCTGGGAGATGGCTTGCTGGCCGAGCCGCTGCAACTGCTCCAGCGTGGCCGCCATGGCCGGGCCAAAGCTGGACGTGTCGAGCTTCAGGGTCGCAATAATCGTACCGATGCTAATATCAGCCACTATGCATGATCCTCTTTACGGCCAGGGGACCGCATGTCCCGACGCGAGGAGTGCCTGATTCACATTGACGCCTGCCTGACTCGTGAGGATGCCCAGGTAGCGCCCGTAGTTATCGGTCCGGTCCTTGATACTCAGCATCGTCACCGGGGCTGGGAGTGGCCCGAGCAGCGATGCCAGATAGTCGCGGGCGACCTTGCCTTCCGGAGTTCCCAACTCTGGAGCATTTAACAGGGCCAGGCGAATGCGCTGATTCTTATGCCACAGATCGAACCCGAGCGAGAGGTCTATGAGAACGGTATCAGCATCGACTAGTCTTGTTACTATGGCGCTATAGGTATAGAGCATCACGCCTTCTCCCCGTTGGAGGGGATATAGCCGGTCCGGGGCACCTCGGGGAGGCTATTCCAGAACTGCGCAAACTGCGTCATGCGGTCCTTCAGCGTGTCCACATCGGGCTCCCCATGGGCGGGCGTCGGCGCATAGCCAAACCAACTCCGCACCTCATCCCAGGTAAAGGGGTCGCGGCGGTGTTCGCTATCGCGGTGCACGTTCATCGTCACTTGCAGCAGCAGCAGCAGCGGGGCCTCCCGGCGTTCCTGCTGGGCCAGCTGCGCGGCCTTAAGCAGATGCGCCTCGCGAAAGGTGAGCCGCCAGAACTCCGTCTCGCTCAGGCCAAGGACGGTGCGGTCATAGGCCCAACAGGCGTCCCAGTCGATGCGGCCAAAGGGTCGGGCTCCGCGTCGCCTCCCGGGGCCGCGGGGGGCGACGGAGCGGGGGGGCTTGCCGCTTGCCAGGCCTGCATGAGGGCAATGGCGAACGGGACGAGATCGCCCGGCGTCATGTACGGTAAAGCCTCTTCGACGTCGGCATAGGTCAAGGACGGATCCTCGGCCAGCAAGCCCTGCCACACGAGGACGCTGATGTCCGTCACACTGAGCGCGGCCACATCGCCGTCCGCCAGGGTCTGCGCCAGCCGGACCATCGCGGAAAAGAAGGTGCGCTCTTTGCCCCAGTGCCGCGAGAGGGCCAGTTCACTCTGCCGCACGGCCCGGCGGTCAAAGAGCAGATGGCGCTCGCGGTCGAGGGTGATCGGGACGGGTGCGATAATGCGGGGACTGTCCATAGAGAACCTCGTACGATACGGACGAAAAAGATCCAGGGCTATGCGAAGGCCATCGCCTCATCGGGAGACAAAATGAATCGCAAAGGCAAAGCTCCCTCGACCGGCGCATTCGGCATGCTGAAATCGCTCACAAAGGCATTAAAGGTCCACGTCGGATTACTTGCAACAGGCAGTATAATAGTGATGACCACGGATGTTCCGGCCAGGGCTGCGGCTAGGAGCGCGGCGTGGGTCGCGTTGCCCGGGACCCAGTTGCATTCAACAGTAATAGGCTTCCCGCGCTTCAGCGTCGGGATGCTGACCCCCCAGCCGGCTCCGTCATGACTTGTCGTATCCACTAAGCCAGTACTAAAACCTACGTCCGTGATGTTCCGTACTTCTGGAACTAAAGTTCCCGCAAGCTTCAGCTGGGTGCCGTTTGCGGACTTAGCGAGGGTTGTCATGTCCCCGTCCTTTCGTGTATGGGAGTGGCCCTAGGAGGGGGACCACGTCATTTGTCCATCAATCGCAATCGTCACAATGGACTGGAGCGGCCCAATCGGCATATTCGTGCTGTGTTCACTGACCCACCCTCTGAATGCGCAAATCGCATGGGGTGTTCCTGGGGTAATGAGGAGCCAGGGTTTGCTGACGCCCCCAAAGGCGACGTAGAGCAGCCCGGTGAGCTTGTCATGTGTTGGCGCAGCAGGCACCAGATTGATGTCGATACGCATCGCCTTGCCGCGCTTGATAATCGGGATCGACACCCCGAACCCCGACACTGCATCGTGGCTACTCACATCGACCAGTTCGATCATGAACCCCGCGTCCTGGATATTGCGGACTTCCGCCACGGTGGTATAGGTGCTATCGAGCGTCAGCGTGCCCCCCGAGGTATAGGCGGCATTGCCGACCGAGCCCCGGAGCTTGAGATGGGTCGCGTCGACGCGTTCCACAATCCAGGTGCCATTCGCCGCGGTGAGCCCGACAATGCCCGTGATGGTGCCATGGGAGGCCACGGCAATCCCGTGCGGGGTCGAGGTGGTAATGACAATGGGGGTTGCATTTGTCCCAGTACTAATGGTTAGCGGCGCAAGAGGCACATCATTGCCCAGTTGAAGCGCCATCCCGAAGGCTGAACGGGCCTGAGTCGTCATGCTGCAGACCCTTTCTCGCTCTCGCTACTGCGGACGGGCTCCGGCACTTTGGGTGCGGCCGCTGGCGCTGGGGGGCGTGCCGCCTGCTTGGGTGCTGCGGGCGGTGTGGTCCGGTGCTCCGCCCGCTGGGCCGCGCGGTGGGCACGGGCCTGGGCTGCCGCATCCTCGTCAGCGGGTTCCTCCTCGGCCGGCAGCGTGACGTCATGCCGCTGTTGCATGTGCTGGGCAAAGAGGGCGCGATCGGTCGCCCAGTGGTCGCAGAACTCACACTGGAAGCGGTCGACGCCCTCCACTGTCTCGGTATGGTAGTGCAAGGATTCACTCATGGCGTCGTCTCCTGAGCCGCACGGGCGTCTGCCGCGGCACGCAGGGCTCTGAGCGCAGGAATGGTCGGACTGGGGACGAGGGGCGCACGGTGGACCGTATTGAGATGGGTCGTCAGTGCGGCAAACGTCAGGCCGCTGGCGGCATTGCAGAGCAGACAGACATAGGTCGGGGGGGTATCCCAAATCGCGAGATGGTACGTCGGCGTGGACATGGCGCACCCGCCCAGAGCGAAAAAAAAGACCCGCGCTCAGTGCCTCGACTGCACTGACCTGGGTCTCGCCGCTCGTGAGCCCGTGCTCCTGCTGCGTGATGCCAGAGAGAGATGATGGCTGGAAGCATGACAGAGTTTGCGGGCGGCGTCAAGGACCCGCGTTCGTCGCTACGGGTACCGCCAACTCGCAAAGCTCCGCCGATGGGGGCCCCGCCGCTGGCGCAAGCCTGCAATGGTGGCAGTGACGGTGTTGGACACGACACTTTCATTGCCGCCCGCATCCACGGCGGTCGCCCGCCAACAATACTGAATGCCCGCGCCCACCGTGACATCGGTATAGGTCTGGACGGTGAGCAGCACGGGGGTGCGCAGCACATACGCCCCGGTACACCAGGGCTGCCGGTAGATGCGATAGCCGACGGCCGTGATCCCGCCACTCACATAATCCCACCAGAGCGTTTGCGACGCGGTGGCAGCGCTGAGCGTGGGAGCCGCAAGGCAGAGGACGAGGAGCACACCCAGACTGCGTCGGTATCTCATGCCAGTGCCGCCATAATCTTCAGGAGAAAATACCCATCATCGGGAAAGATGGCGATGAGCCCATCGTTCCACGCCACATACCACTCCCCCTCATAGACCCCGGGTGGTAAGGCTTGCGGGGCCGGCCAGGTATAACGGACGGTCATCGCTGCGGGACTGACGATCTCCACCGGCGTATAGGCCAGGAGCGTGCCACTGGGCGTGCGGAGGCGCAAGGTTACGGTCGCGGCCCCCAGGTCTCGCGTATTGAGCGGTCCCCCGGCCAGCGTCGCGTCCAGCGTCGGGGCCGTGGCGCCTACCTTCATAATGAAGTCGTAGTCCGTCGCCATGCGTCACCACATCCTTCGTACACCCCCTGGCGTGAGCCAGGAGGAGTTGTCACGCCTCCACATCGGCAAGCGTGGGAATCTCCTGGATATCGGCGCGGGCCGGCCGCCGCACGCCAAACTGACTGCGGAGCGGACCATGCACGACGCCCGCCGAGGCGACATGCATCGTCACCTGGGTCTGCGTCTGCCCGGCGCCGGTCACGAGGGAACTGGCGCAGAGCGTCACCTGGCTCCCGGTCATGCCCTGACTCGGGCCGTCCGCGTTGGCCGTGAGGGCCGCAGTGGCTGCTTCACGCAGCAGGGCGTCGAGGATGGCATGCGCGAGCATCTGGGGCAACGCGGCCACGGCGCCGTGCTGCGCGCTGAGACTACTTGCCAGTGCGTCGGCCATCGCCTGGGCCACCGCCGGACGCGCTAGCGTACTCGTGGCCAGCGCACTCGCGAGGGCCTGGGCTCCGCCTGCGGCCTGGAGGAGGTCCGTCGCCACGGTCCCGACGAGCGCCTGCGTGCTCCCGGTCCCTGGCGTCAGGTTTGTGGCGACCGTGGGCACGCTACTGGCCTGGGTCAGTGCGGGGCGGAGGGCCTGACTACTCGCGAGCACCGTCGCGATCGCGGTTTGCACGCCCGCAGTGGCGATAATACTGCTGGCGATCGTGCTGGCCAACCCCTGTACACTACTACTGCTCGCACGACTGGCATTGCCGACTGGACTCGCGAAACCCTGGAGCGTGCCTGCCGCCTGGACAAGCGCATTCCCGATGACGAGGGCGACGGCCTGCTGGACGCCCGTGCTCGTCACAAGACTACTCGCGAGCACCGCGGCTCCGGCTCCGCTGCTGACGCTGGCCGCATACGTCTGCGCGGTCGGATTCCCCGTCACCTGGCTACTGGTGCCCTGCGCACTGCCGCTCACGGCCTTGAGCGAACTGGCGAGCGCGGTTGTCAGCGCCTGTGCCACCCCTGCGGCACTGAGGAGCGAACTGGTGAGCCGCGCACTCACGGCTTGCACGGCGCCCGCGGCACTGACGACCTGGTTGCCGATGGGACTGGCGGTCGCACCACTGGCCCCGGCGGCGGTCGGCAGCAGTTGGGCCAGGATGCTCAGGATCACGCTGGCCTGCGTCGTCGCGAGTGTTTGGAGCGCCTGACTGAGGAGCGCGCTCATCCCCGCCTGCGCACTGCCCGCCCCTTGGACTGAGGCTAGCGTCGCCAGGGCTGTCGCGACGGCCTGTCCCGTGGCGGTCACAAGCGACGAGGTCAGGCGGGCGGCCGTCCCCTGACTGACCCCGAGTCCACTCGCGATGGCACTCATCAGTTGCGCGCTTGCGGCGCTGACCGCGCCTGACGCTGTGGGGAGCATGTTGCTGGCGACCTGCGCGCTGGCGAGCGCCGTCGCGGTCGCAATGACGCTGAGGAGCGCACTTGCCACCATCGTCGCTTGGGCCTGACTCGCGCCCGTCGCGGCCATGAGTGAGCTAGCAAAGAGTGCGGGCAGCCCCTGAGCCGTCCCGCTTCCCGTCGTCACCGCGTTCATCAGTTGGGCACTGGTCGCTTGCGCTGCGCCACTCCCGCTGCGGAGACTGCTCGCGAGCAGCGATGCCAGGCCGCTACTGGTGGCTGCGCCACTGCCGATGGCACTGAGGAGCAGCGTGGCCTGGGCTTGCGTCACCCCGGCGGCCGCGAGGACGGCGCTCATGAGCGCACTGCTGGCGGCCTGGCTCTGGCCGGTTGCGGGCGCAAGCGCACTCGCGAGGACGCCCGCGAGGGCCTGGGCCGTCACGCTGCGTGCGAGCAGGGAACTCGCGACCGCTGTCGCCGCTGCAGCACTCGCCCCGGTGGCAGTGCTCAGGATGTTGGTCGGGACGAGCAGGGCGGCCAGTGCCGTGGTCAAGCCGGTCGCTGCCTGAAGCGAACTGGTGAGGAGCGCCGCCGTGCTCGTGGCCGCCCCGCTCCCGCTGCACAGCGAGCTGGCGAGGAGCACGACACTCGCGCTGGCCGCGCCGCTGCCCGCCCCCGTGGCTGCGTTGGGCGTGACGAGCGGTGCGAGATGCGCCTTGGGCTGCTGGATCGGCGGGGGCGGATAAAAGATCGCCATGGGTTAGGGCTTGGGCGTCTGGAGCAGCGGGGCGGCCTGCGGGTGCCCCTGCACGCCACTCTGGAGATGTAGGGCATGATACTCGACAAACGCCGCGGCACACTGCGAACAGATATACTGCCCTGAAGGAAACTTGACGATCTGGTGCACGCCTTGCAGACACAGTGCGGGGATGGCCATGGGTCCTGCCTCCTCTACTGCGGTGTCAGGAGGGTCTGACACCATGCGACAAAGGCGCCGACCGTCTCGCGTTCCTCGTCCGTCCCGTCAAAGGCGTCGGCGGCCAGGGTCATGGCATGCAGCATCGGTGGGGTGAGCAGGCGCGCCACAATCTGCTCTTTCACCGCCTGGCTCTCGTCCGGGCTCACGTCGCGCTCGGGATTCGCCTCGTCCCACGCATCAATCGCGGCATCGACGCTGTCGCCGACCGCCATATTGGCACAGCCGACGCAGGTGACGCTGAAGGCGGGGTCGCGCCAACTCATCTCGGCGACCTGGCGGTCACCCGCACAGCGGCTACAGGGGTTTGTGGGAATGTCATGAAAGACCGGTTCGGCCATGGACAGGCTCCTTCTCCTCCTCAGCATCTGCTGGGGGAAAGTGCGGGTCATGCAGGCCCGCAGACTGGACGAGTTGTACGTCAATATCGTCATCACAATCGGGACTGAGCCGCGCAACGAGCCATGCCTGCAACTCCGGCAGGAACACGCCGAGATCCCGCACGCAACTATGCAGGTCGACCGCGAGGCTAATATAGGGGATCGCGCCTTCCTGACGGCGGGAGCCCGGCGTGCGGACCCGCAGCATATTCCACCGGCTTCGGCAGGCGTCTGCCGTGGCGGCACTTGCCGTCAGTCTGCACTTGGGGCACTGCGCTTGATAGGCGACGGCATGTTCACGCCACGCAATATAGACCACCGTCGGCGGCGTGTGACACAGGGGACACCGCTGAAAGTCCTCATGCGAGAGGAGAAGCGGTTCGGCCATTGGACACGTCCTTTCCTCTTGCTTGCACATCTGTCCTCGCGTATACTCGGCATCCGACAGTGAAA